CTGTTCTGCCTTTTTTTTCACTGTCGAGGTCATCGGTTTTTTCTGTCATAGACATTGCTTCCTTCTCCTCATCCATACTACCCATTGCTTCTTTTTCGTCATCATTGGCAGCAGTATCCATATACTCTCCTGCCATTGCTTCCTTTTCATCAGCATCATAGGTCTTTTCTTTTTGTAGAGAGTCAACTTGCTTCATCAACTCATTTATCTCTACCAACGTTTTCTCCAATCTATCACTCATGGTATCTTTCTCCTCCTTCAAAATATCAAACTTTGCTTCGGGGTTAATACCCTTCTCGCATATTGTTACTTCGTGGAGTTCTAATTTATCTATTTCGTTATATTCACCTAATTCCTTAGTTGACATTTTTCTCTTAGATAATGCCTGGCCACCTATACTAAATGACCGTAGAGTACCTTTTCGGATACCCCTTGAGATTTCTTTTGCTTTTTCTATGTCATCTCTTAATTTAATAACAACATAGAAACCTACATCATCAACATGTGTCTTATGTAGTGTTCCGTTTTTATCACGGTATGATTCTATAACTTCACCAACTTGTACATTAGAATGATTAGACATTACATTTCTATATTTCTTAACTTCCATATACTTAGTAACTGCTTCCTCTAAAGCACTTAATGTAATTAAATCATTTTGTTTGTCTACTACCTCAATAGAAGCATAACCTCCTATAACCAAATCATCTGACTTTAGAATAGTAAAGTTACCAGATGAATCAGAATGTAGCATCATCGTCTCCGACATAACAATCATTTTGTTAGAACTACTATATTAAATAAGCGGTGTTATCGTATAATCATGTCTAATTTTTTATATTTATCTTCTGATATATCCCACAAACCTTCATCTTCTTTAGAGTCCAACATTTGTTGTTTGTAACCTGTCCAAACTAACCATGTACTTTGTTCTTTAACAGGTACAACTCTAAAGTGTAGCCTAGTATCAAACTTATCTCCATCTATTCTATATTCGTGATAGCCTTCTTTTTGAACACCCAACTCTATTTTACCTCTGTCAATTAATTTACCAGCATTTACTTTAGACGCTATTTGAGCAGGATATTTACCTGCTTTACCAAATAGATTGAATATGTCTTCTGTATCTTCTAAATTAATAGTCCATGCCATTTGTTTATCATTTACATCAATAATTAAATCTAAATTACCGTCATCAGTTTTAACCAATTTAAAAATGCCTTCTTTGTTTTTAGGTTCTTCTTCCTTTTTGGTTATGTGAGAATCATCAAATGTGTATTTGTTAACTCCTTTTCTTTCAAACTCATGGTGTTCATTTAACCAACCTTTTAATTTATTACTATCGTTATCCCATAAGTCATTAGTTAATGAAGGGTTTTCCTTTTTAATAAAATCATAGATTTCTTTTACTTCAACACCTTCTTGATTAGGGTCTTTTTCTTTTAGCCATTGTTTAATGGTTGCTCTTGCTTCAGAAGTTTTAGTTTTATTTATTTCAGTTAATTGCTCTTTCCAAGAATCAATATCCGCTAACGCATTCTTTTCCATTAATGAATCTCCTTCAAATCCATAAATAGTAAATCCTCTATAATCTTCTTTTAAAATAATATCTGCTGTACCATGAATACCATCAGTAATAGTATATTTTAACAATGCATCTTGAATATCATAGGCTAATGATTTTCTACTCTCAGTAGATAATAATTCTAGTGTTATCAATTTTTCTGGTGCAGTAACTTCTGGTATTTCAATTACCTTAGCAGAAAATAAACTATATCCTTTTCCTTTTCTTTTTACTTCATCTACCTTTACTCTTACAATAGAACCGATGTCTACTTTTTGTTTTGTATTTAATGCCTTACCTACTGGCAAATATGTTTTTCCATTATATTCAACACCATCATGTTCTCTTGATTCTTCTCCAGAAAGTGGGCCAACTCCAACAGTATATGAATATAAATTAGATTTTGTTACCTTCTTGTCTAATACTATAACATCTAAGTCTACAAACTTCTTCCATTTAACCCACTTAGGATTCTTTTTACTACCAATATAATAAGTAGATTCTATGTCTTTAATAACAACTCCTTCTGATGTAGGAGAGTCCATTATATCTTTAGCGTATCTTTTAACTTCATTTAATGAATCGGCTATCCTTGTGTTTTTCTTATTTGGGAAATATAATTCATCAGATGATTGTTGCGAGTATTGATAAAATAATATGTTTATTCTTTCTCCTAATGGGTCATCACAAATATTCTTATCTTCATGGTGCATAATATCAAAAACTTTCGCCTTCAATTCAGCATCCTTGTATTTTCCTTTGAATAAGTGTGCAATAGTATCTGCTCTATGTAGAGGTTCATCTTTATCATATAGTATTAATTCAGCATCTAATATACAATTACCTAACTGTTTAGCCTTCATTCTTTCTACTACCTTTTTACATTTATCAGTAATATCTCTTTCATTATAGGTATATATCTTTATCTTGTTATTCATTTTATGTATCTGTATTCTAATACCATCGAACTTTTCTTGGACTACAAACTCTCCACTAAACCCCTTTAATTCATTCATATCATTTATTTCAAATATCCTATACATTGGTTTGTTTGGTATTATAAAATCAATTTCTGCTTTTTCTTCATCACTTTTTTTAAGGTCTAATTGAACAAGTTTATTCCAACTATCCATCTCATTATCTTCAAGATAAACATCCTTTAACAATTCTAATGCGGCCTTGAACTTTGGTTTGACTCTAGTAGTATCATTATCATCTCCATAATGTTCTATAATATACAATGGTATATCATCAATTGCTAGGTCAAGACCCATAGCACCTTCTGTTATATTATCAGCAGAATAACCATTTTCTACCCAAGACTTTTCACCAATAGCATGAGTATGTGAACGCAGAGCATAGTGAATAAACATAGCATATAATTCAGGCGATTTAATTAAGTTTTCAATTACTTTATCACCCATTTGTTTAGCAAACGGGTCATTTATTTCTTTAGAATTAAATCTAAGATTTTTTATTTGTTTAAATAATTCCTTTGCTTGATAAGATTCTGCGTTTTTTACTTCATCACTAAAAACAGTTTCTTCCTTTAGATAGTTCTTTAACTCATTAGAAAAATCATTCAAACCATCAAAATCGTTTCTTATTCTATCAACAGATTTACTCCAGTTATTACCATAAGTTTTTGAGTCTTCTTTAGCAGATAAATAATTATATCTAGTGTCTTCAAAAAAATCTAGCACTCGCTTTGTGAGAGCATTCTTTTCCTTTTCAAAAACACCAGAGATAGGCAAATCTATCCCTCTATTTCATCTCTAATCTTAGTTTTCTCTTCATCACTACCTTTAGCATCAGGCACTTTAGTTGCTTTAGGTCTACTTAATTTAACTTCTTCTCCTGTTAAATCATCTTCGTTAAAATCATCATAGTTACCTATTAGTTCAACTGCTTTCTCGGCTGCTTTTTTTAATAGTTCTGCTATTTTTTCATCTCTTGTTACTTTTTCTGGCATTAATAACCACCTTCCAATTTAGATACCATTTTACCAATATCTTCCCAATCCATCTTTGCGATACGGTCAACTTCACTAGTTGTCGTTCCACTATCAATAGAAGGAGTTGGGGTATCTACTACTACAAATCCTGATTTCATCAAAATATTGTCTTTATCATAAACTGCATTTTCCAATTTATTTACTTTATCTACTAATGTCTTTAACAAAAGTAGCATTTCACTATTATCTTCTTCACTCATCTTTTATCTCTCCTAAATCGCCTTTACTTTTCGGGTATATCATACCCCTTAATTGACGATAGAGTATATCATAGTCCTTTCTTAATTCTGCTGCTCTAGCAACTAAATCAGTATTTCTTTCAGATAGACTTTCCATTTTTTTCTGCATAGGTTTAGATTTAGTTACAGGCAAATCATTTAATTCATCTAATAAAGCCCCTAATTTAGTAAAATCTTGACCCATGTATTCGCTAGGCTGAACAGATTGTAGGACTTTTTTTATTTTCTTTTTTTTCTTAGGGTCTGCTTTGTCAAGCATAGGACTATCGGCCTTTTTAATCTGGTCTATCCAACTCATTCTGCATCCCTCTTATCTTGAAGTTCCTTTACTCTAGCCCTAAGTGCTTCAATATCTGAATCAACTCTCAAAGGAACTTGCTTATCAGGTTTTTCTTCAGATACTACACGTTCTTTAGCATCTTGAGTCATTACCCGTTGTTTTTGCCATTCCTTAAATTGTTTCAACGCTTCCCTCTCTTTAGCAAGTTCTTCATTTATTTTCTTTTTGTAGTTTCTATAATCTTTAATTTCGCTCATTAGATTTCTATATTCTTCTTTAACTTGATTTTCTCTACTATTGTTTTCATCAATAGATATGTTAGATAATCCTTTTTCATTTAACAAACCAATTAAAGTCTTGTAGGCATTAAAATAATCTTTTAATTTCTTAAAAGTATTCTCAATTTTATTAACGACTGTCTTATATTTATCTCCTGCAAACTGTTCTCTACTAATTTCTTTATCTGTCAATTGGCTGTAATCATAATCAATTGAGGCTTCCATTTTAGAAGATGTCCATAATATCTTATCTACTACTTCATCAGTTTCTTCATTTAATTCTTGCATTTCTTCTTTAAAATCACTAACTAAATCATTCCAATCTTCAGATATTGTATCAGATATTTCTTTAGATAGAGTATCTAAATGCATCCTAGAAGTATTTCCTTGATATCTATATCTGCCTTGATTAACTAATTTAACTATTTTAGGTATAGTTAATCTTCTACCAGAACTTAATTGTTTATACTCTCTATCTAAAGCATTTCTATCTAGTCTTTTACTGCCAGATAATATTTCTATTTTACTAACTACCTTTTCATATAAATCAGTACCTTTGAAACCTTCATCAGTTGGTTCTACTAACTTAATATAAATATCATAATGCATTCTTTTAGCACCAGTAGTTACCATATCATCTAAAACTAATAGGAACTTAACTCCTAATAGTTTATTATCATACATAGAGTTCTGTAATGTTTCTGATATCTTATCATTATTTTCTATTCTTTTGATAAACTTGTCAAAAACTTTTTCTTCATCAGTCATCTGTCTTTTTACAGGTGCGACTTTAGAATCTTTAGTGAATATTGTCTGTAACTTTCTAAATAATTCATTAGGTATAGATGATTTAATCTGCCATAATCCAGACATAATTATACCATTGTTTATTTTTCCTCTTGGATTTTTTGAATCTCTACCAATTGTTTTGTCTGATTCCACTCCAGGCATAAAACTACTGCTACCAGTATCTTGTTCTTCTAAACTAAGAATTACTCTTCCTTCTTGTCTATAATTAAAAAAAGGAACTTCATCCTTTGATGGTTTATCTTGCTCACGTATTTTCATTCCTTTATTTTCAGCATTAACTCTTGCTTTAGTTATAATACGCTTTACTTCTTCTAAGGAATATGGTCTCAATGCTGTTTTTTGTCTTTCTAATATATCAAACATCTTTGTTTCAACTGTTATTCCTTTCAGTAGAGAGTCATTTTTAAGAATCATAAAACCATCTAAAAACGACATTTATATCACCTAAAAGGGTAAACTTCCCATCTTATTACTTCTTTTCTTTTTTGGTTTGCCAATATAATCCGGTACTTCTGCACTATCTGGTCTTGTTACACTCTTTGCTTCTGGGTCAACCCCGATAAAGTCAAAGTTTCTATTCTCTGTTCTTTTTACAGCATTTCTTTCTTCATTTCTTTTTTTTGTTAATTCTTCTCTTAATTCTCTTGTTGTTTTCTCTGTCATTTAATCACCTCAATAATCATCATCCCACCAATAGTTTTCTGATTTTTTTATTATCCTTGATAGTTGATACCAAAAAGATTGTATTGTTCTACTTGCAGGTAAAGCATCATATCTAGACCCCATAGGTCGGCTGTGGCTGCTTTGGCCTTCGTATGATTCTCTAATAAACGAGTCTCTTAGTTTTTTATGTCTTTCATCGTCAAACTCAATGTTGCCTTGTGCTGTTTGTACTGGTATTGGATTATTACCAAAACTTACAGGGTGAGGCATAAACTCACCTGTTTGAGTGTCAATATATCCACCTTTTGCGTTTTTAGGCAACACTTTAGCAAGAACTCTAAGGTCTATATATGCACCTGGAAGAACTTCGTTATTATACGTGTCCAACATCTCATAAAACTCACGGTTAAATGTACTTTTTGCACTTTCGATTACTCTGTTTAATCTAACTATATCTCTTGGCTTCATTACATCTAAAGTAACGTAGATTTTTTTGAATTGGGGAGTGTGTTCATCTGCAAAATATCTTTTTAAAAACATATACATTTTAGTTATTTGAATACCATGTTCAGAAGTACCTTTTTCTGGAGATGTAGAAAACTCACTCTTCAATATCTCTTTCCACATCATGGTATTCTCCTCTCTGTTCGTGAATCAACATTCTCATTACCTGCTTCTCTAGGTAGACCACTAAATCTTTTATCTGGCCCTGTTTCCATAGAAGGTTTATTTCTTGTTTTAGGAGGTTCGGATTTTACTTTTTCTGGTTGACCTGCTTCAGCCATAGAAGGTTTAGAACCTGCTTCCATCATCTGCCCTAATTGTGATTGGTCTATATTTGTACCTGCATATCTATCTGGTGTAAACTCTCCATCTTTACCGCCTTTATCTCCGGCCTTAATATCAGGTTTTTCTTTAGAATACTTGAATCTACCTTTATCATCCATATCTATTTCAAATCCTAGATTTTTAATAGACCCTGCAATGTTGACTTCTATCTCTCTCTTTCTTAATTTAGCAATTTCATCTTCCTCTTCTGATGGTGGTAGTTCTAACACCCAATCAGTAATTCCAAACTCTTTCATTATAAAAGGAAACACGTAATTATTGTAGATAGTTTGAGCCATTTCTACTGCCCTATTAGTAACTAGTATTTGCATTCCTTCATTATTCAACCCACCACTTGCAGAGTTATCGGACATGAACACTTTACTTACACCATAGAACCCAGATACTCTATCTCTTAAATCATCTTTGACAGATATATAATCCATCTCTTTCAGACTATCCATGAACTTAATCCATTCAATAGAACCCTTGCCATTTTCTGCTTCTATCCCCATTACAGGAATAAAATGTGGGTCTTGTTCCATCTTTTCTTTAACACCACGCCAAAAGGATTTCATTGAATCAATATTTCTAGTCTGTACAGCCAATAAACCTCTAGGCATTCTCTGTTTTGAATAAGATGAATTAACATAATTTTCCATAGCCAATAATGTAGTAATGTGATTCCATAGAGTCAAAACCGGAGATAAACCATACAGTCTACTAGGATTATATTTACTAAAGTGCAACACTTCCCCTTTGATGTAATGCTGTTCTGCTCCATTGCATCGGTTTACATAGTAAACAGGATGCATAGGTGAACCACATTCATCACATACTGAGTGAGGGTCTTCAACAATTTGTTCTCTATGGTTTAAACAAGTAAATCCGTGATTGCCTTTAACTCCATTTTCATCAGCATATATAGCCATAGTAACAGGGTCGCCTCTATACATTTCTTTTATTTTATGCATTCTTATTTTACCATCATTATCTAAATAATATTCCTTCTTTAGTATAATGTAAGCATCATCCATTATATTCAAATCGTCTTCTAGTTCCTTCAATATGTCAATAAACAGTTGGTCTGAATCATTAATATATCCAGAGATAAAATCTTTAGCATAATCTAATTGTTTTTTCTCTGGCTTTGCTAAACTAACTGACCCGCATTCTGTACACTTCTCAACAGGCTGTTCATGTTCATGTCCACAACTTCTACACTTGTATGCAAATGCTTCATTCCAAACATATCCTCTTCTAAATATTTCATTTTTTAATTGAGTAGTGCAAGTTCTAACTATTACAGACTGTTGTGCTACATGATACAAAACAGGTGTTGTAATCATGTAGTCTGTTGCTTTTTCTTGAATACCTGGATTAAATGCTCTAGGGTCTTTAGGAGTAGGA